TAAATAAAGATATAGATCCTGCTTTAATACCAGGAAGTGTAATAGTAACAAATCAAGATGGTTTCGATGAGCTAGATAATGCAGTAGATGAAAATGGTAGACCAATTTTACAACCAGATCCAAAGAATCCTACACAAAAAATGTTCAAAGGATTAACAATTGATGTGTATTCAAACAATGATATTCCAAGCAAAGATGGTAAAGCACCAATCTTCTATGGAAATCTAGAAGAAGCAATAACATTTGTAAATCGTGAAAGATATGAAATAGCAAAATCAAAAGAAGCAGGATTTACAAAAAATGCAACACTTATAAGAATTCTTGAAAGATATGATGTGATAAAAACTGACAATGAAGCATATTGCTATGGAGAATTAGCTATAACAGACAATGTAGCAGAAGCACAAGCAGAGGGATAATCAAATCCCTCTGTTTTTGAAATATGACTGAAAAAACGAAGCCCTAGAATCGGTTTTAAGCCATTTTTTTTGAAAGGTAATACAAATACAAGCATTGAAATATAAGGCTTTTGCTATATTTTGGAGGTAAAAAATGATAACTATAGAACAAGCAAAATTATATTGTAGAATTGATAATGATGAAGAAAACGAATTAATACAAAATCTAATAGATACTGCAGATAGTTATATAAAAACTGCCTGTGGAGAATACGATAAAGATAGTTCTAAAGCAGAATTGTGTCAAAAAATACTTGTTAATCATTGGTATGAAAATAGAGAAGCAACAGGAAGTTCAAAAGGTCTAAAATACTCATTGGACAACCTATTGCTACAAATTAGATATGGAAATGAAAGCAGTGATGATAATGATAAAAACGAGTCAATATAAAAAAATAGTAGAAATTCAAGAGTATACTGAAACCAAAAATAGTAGGGGAATAAAAAAACAGGAATGGCAAAGTTATAAAAAAGTATGGGCAAATATAAAAACTAACATTGAAGAAGAACAGGATATTGCCAATAGCATCAAAAGTAAAACAAGAAATGAAATAACTATACGATATGATAAATCATTGGAAGAAAAACTTGCCAATACTGAAAAATGCAGAATATATTACAAAAGACCTTATAATATACTTGCAATAGAAAATGTAAATGAAGAAAATATTGAAATAAAAATCAAATGTGAGGCAACTGAATAATGAGTGATAATGATATCAGAATGTATGGATATGAAGAACTATATAAAAAACTAGAGGTAATGCCAGAAAAAATTAATAGAGTGATAAACAATGCACTTATAAAAGCAGCAGAGCCTATAAGAAATGAAGCAAAAAGGAAAGCTAGAAAAAGTAAAACACCAAGAGGAACTAATGGACATATGGCTGACCATATAGAAATCAGTAATGTAGAACAGGAAGGAACAGAAAAGAAAGTAATAGTAGGATTTACTAAAGGAGATAACTCTCCTTTTTATTATGCAAAATTTATTGAATGGGGAGCATCAAGTGGCCCTTGGTCAAGTATGCATTATGGAAAGAAACCTTTTATGCGACCAGCTTATAAAGCAAAAGTAAAAGAATCTCTAGAAATTTTTAAAAATATTGTTGGAAGGGAAATAAAATAATGGATGCACACGAAAAAATATATAAAATACTATCCGATATAGGATACGATGTCGAATTTGATACTTATACAGGAAGTAATAAAAAATATATAACTTACTTTGAGATATTAGAAAAAGAAGATGCACAATCTGATGATTACGAAGAAATTATAGGACATCATTTTCAAGTGGATATTTTTTCGGATGAAGATCCAACAGATATAAAGAACAAAGTTGTTAAAGCATTAAAACAAAATGAATTTTATTCAATTATATGTCAAGACCTTTATGAAAGAGAAAATAAGATTTTTCATAAAGCAATTGAGTGTTATTTCCCAGAGTATAAAGACCAGAACTAGAATTTCTCCTGCTCCTTCACAAAAATAATAAATAGGAGGAATTTGATATGCCAAGACAAATCGGATTAGAAAAACTAACAATAGCAAAAATTACAAAGGATGATAGTACAGGAACAGTATATGCGGAGCCTGTAAAATTAGAAAGAAGCATAAAAGCCAAAATATCACCAAAAACATCATCAGAAAAATTATATTCAGATGATTCGGTAGAGGAGATATTAAACAACTTTGACTCTTGTGATGTGGAAATAGAAGTGAATCAATTAACAATTGCATCAAGAGCGTTACTACAAGGTTCAAAAATTGTAGATGGAATGTTGGTAGAAAACAAAGATGATATAGCACCAGAACTAGCTCTAGGATTTAGAAGCAAAAAAAGCAATGGGAAATATCGTTATGTGTGGCTATTAAAAGGAAAATTTGAACATACAGAAGATGAGTACGAAACAATAGGAGAAAAGCCAACACCAAAAACGAATAGTTTAAAAGGAAGTTTCTATGGTAGAAATGATGGGAATTGGAGAATTATGGAAGATGAAGATGCAGAAGGAGCAAAGACAGAAAGATTAAATGCTTGGTTTGAAAATGTACCAGAAGTACCAACAGGAGCTGCAGAAGGATAATAAAAAAGATTCTCTTGCTTCTTCACAAATAAAAAATAGGAGGATTTTTTAATGGCAACAAAAAGAGTAACAGGAAAAGAATTAAAGGGAGATGTCTCTAAAAATACAATAGTATTAGATGGAATGGAATACGAAATAAATTTGGATTTAAATGCATTTGCAGAATTAGAAGAAATATATGGAGATCCAACAAAAGCATTAGAAGGATTAGAAAAAGGATCGTTTAAAGCAATAAGAGATATATTATATGCTATGCTAAAAACACAGAATCCAAAATTAACATTATTCCAAGTTGGAAAAATGATTAATGTAAAAAATATAGTAGAAATAACTGAAAAAATAAATGCATCTGCGATGAATTCATTACCAGAAGCGGATGAAGAAATAAAAAACTAGAAAAAGAGCCATCAACTAATGGAGAGGGAAATGCTTGGGATTGGAGATGGCTCTATTATTTAGGTACACAAATATTACATATACCAGAAGAAGAATTTTGGAAGATGACACCAAGAAAATTATGTTTGATTTCAGAAATTCATTTTGAGTATATAGAAAAGAGCAAAGCAAAAACAGAAAACCACAACGAATCATCAATGGCATACATTGATGAAATTTTTGTATAAGGGTGGTTTGAAAAATGGCAGTAGAAGAAACTTTAGCAAAGTTAGGTATAGAAATTGCTTTTGACTCATCTGGATTTAAAGAAGGAATAACAAAAGTAAATAATAATTTGAAAACACTAAAATCAGAACTTACGCTTTCAAAGTCTAGTATGAAAAACTTTGGAGATACAACTGAAAGTTTAAAAGTTAAAGCAGGAAATTTAAGTCAAGCCATTTTAAACCAAAAAGCAAAAGTAGAATTATTAAATGAACAATATAAAAATTCAGTTGATGCAAAAGGCGAAGATGCTACACAAACTCAAAAATTAAAAGTTCAATTGAATAATGCATTAGCAGTATTAAATGAAATGGAAAAAGAACTAGAAGATTTAAATCAAGACATTAATGGTAATACTGCAGAATGGAAAAAGCTAGGTAAAACATTAACAGATGCAGGTGCAAATATAAAAGCATTTGGAAATGGAATGCAATCAGTAGGAAATACATTATCAAAATATATAACTGCACCTATTATAGCAGTAGGAACTCTGTCTACTAAAGCAGCAATAGAATTTGAAAGTTCATTTGCAGGTGTAAGAAAGACAGTAGAAGCAACAGAAGAAGAATTCAAGCAATTAGAAAATGGCATAAGAAATATGTCAAAAGAATTACCTGCATCTACTACAGAAATAAATAGTGTTGCAGAAGCGGCAGGACAATTAGGTATAAAAACAGAAGATATACTAGAATTCACTAGAGTAATGATAGACTTGGGAGAATCAACTAATTTGTCTGCAACTGAAGCGGCATCGTCACTTGCTAAATTTGCAAATGTTACAAAAATGTCTGCATCAAATTATAGTAATTTAGGTTCTGTTATTGTTGCACTAGGAAATAACTTTGCAACAACAGAAGCGGACATAGTAAATATGGCAACTCGTTTAGCATCTACAGGAGAGCTAGCAGGTTTATCAGAACCACAAATTATGGCTCTAGCAACAGCAATGAGTTCAGTAGGAATAGAAGCAGAAGCTCGGAGGCTCTGCGATGGCAAAACTTTTAAAACAAATACAAGTTGCTACTGAATTAGGTGGAGCGGATTTAAAAGAATTTGCTAATGTTGCAGGTATGTCTGTAAGTGAATTCAAAAAAGCATTTGAGCAAGATGCGGTGGGAGCCTTGAGTTCTTTTATAGGTGGACTTAATGATACCGAGAGAAACGGAAAGTCTGCTATAGCAGTATTGGATCAAATGGGTCTAACAGAAGTTAGATTAAGTAATACAATTTTATCACTAGCAAATGCAAATGGTGTGATGAATGATGCTATAAAATTAGCAAATGAAGGTTGGAATGAGAATACCGCGTTAACAAATGAAGCAAACCAAAGATATGCAACAGTAGAAAGCCAACTAGCGATATTAAAAAATAGTTTGAGCGACATTGGAATAGAACTAGGACAAGCTCTTTTACCTATCATAATAGATTTGGTAGATATGGTAAAACCAGTAGTAAATCAAATTAAAGAATGGGCAAATGCTTTTAAATCACTAGATGAACAATCACAAAAAAGCATATTAAAAATGGTTGGAATTGTAGCTAGTATAGGACCAGTGATAAGTATTGTAGGTAAAGCAGTTAGTTCTATAGGTGGAATGACATCAGCTTTTGGAAAAGTTGCAACAGCTATAGGAAATGCAGGTGGAATTGCAAAGGTATTTAGTAGTGCTATTGGAGCCATAACGAGTCCAATAGGAATTGCAGTAGCGGCAATTGGAGCGATTATTGCGGCACTAGTGTATCTATATAACACAAACGAAGATTTTAGAAAAACGGTACAAGAAGCTTGGCAAAAAATACAAGAAGCCATACAAAGAGTTTGGAATATGCTCCAACCTACATTTCAAAAAATGCAGGAAGTAATACAAAAAGTATGGAAAGCAATAGAACCACTAGTAGAATTACTAGGTACAATTTTAGTAAATATAATAGTAAATCAAGTAGAACTATGGTCTTGGTTAATGGAAATACTGATTCCAATTATAGATATTCTTGTGGCCGCAATAGGTGTTATAGCAGATATAATTGGAGCAATAACATCAGTTTTTGCAGATGCTATACCAGAAGTGGAACGATTCGATGATACTATTAGTGAAACAACACAAGAAGCAGTTGGATCATTTATGGACTTGGAAGAACAGGCAACTATTTCATTAAATCAAATGGCTTGGTCTGGAGCAACTATAACTAATGAAATGAAAAATACAATGGTAGATACCATCACTCAAATGAAAGACCAAATAGTAGCAAAAATAGAAGAACAAAAAAATGAAACAACACAATTATTAACAGAACAATTAGCTAGTTTAACTACTCTTACAGAAGCAGAAAAACAAAAAATAATATCAGATGCAAATGCAGGTTTTGATGAGAAAAAAAGAATTACAGAAGAAGGAAGTGCAAGGATAAATGAAATTCTTACAAATGCATCTCAACAAAACAGAGCAATAACACAAGCAGAAGCAGATGAAATTAATCGAATAAAAGCCGAGATGACTAATACTGCAGTTGCAGTAATGTCTGAAAGTGAAGCAGAACAAGCAGCTATACTTGAAAAAATGAAAGCAAATGCTTCAGACTTATCTGCACAACAGGCCGCAGAAGTTGTAAAAAATAGTATAGAGCAAAAAAATAAAACGATAGAAGTTGCAAATCAAGAATATGATGAGAGAATGAAAGCGGCGGCAAAATTAAGAGCAGTAGGTACAGAAGAAGCTAATAAAGCCGCAGATGAAATTATAGCTTCTGCAGAAAGACAGAAAAATGAAACAATTGCAAAAG